TAACGGCTTTTAAGCCTTCTTGCGCCCGTAGCTCAACTGGATAGAGCAATCGCCTTCTAAGCGATAGGTTACAGGTTCGATTCCTGTCGGGCACGCCATAATATCCTGCAGCGGCGGGAGAAGTATAAAAGTTAAAGCGGTTTTCCGGCGGTGGCTGTAGCTCAGCGGTAGAGTCCCGGATTGTGATTCCGGTTGTCGTGGGTTCGAGCCCCATCGTTCACCCAAAATTCTTATAAAATATCAACCACTTGTAAATTATTGATCAATGATAGATTGTATAAAAATCTATCTAAATCTACTTAAATATAGCCTAAACTGGTGCAGAATTGGTGCGCTATTTAGAGGTATTTTATGAGTCTTGTAACATTTATTGTGGGATTTTTACTAGCAGCTTCTATATATGATTTCATCATTAAACCGATTCTTCGAGAGATAGCTTTATTAATACTAGATATTCAATATTTCACCGGTAGAGTTGATAAATTATGAGCAATCACATGAAAAATTATATTGAAAAAATGTATGCCCAACAACAGTTAAGTTCTGGCATAAATTTATTAGATTTATTTCATTATCAGTTAAGAAAGGCCTTAATTATAGAAAAAAATAAGACAGATTTCCATAAGATACTAGATAGAAATTCTAAAAGATGGTGGGGGTTTTGGAAGTGACAATTTATATTTTAGACAATGACCTTAAAAAGATAGCTGAAGCGCTTGATGACAAGTCGCTAAATAAGATGATTAAGAATATTGCTCAGGTGTTGTGTAATGTGCACCATAAAATTGGTATGGATTGGCTCCGCACTTTTGATACTGATAATAAATGGGAAAATACTCAGAAGTTTCGTAGTATTCCATTAACAAAAACTTTCTTAGATGCTCCGGGAGCGTGGGAGGATTGGGCTAGAGAATGCAAAGCGAATTATTTGTATTTAGGAGAGTTTGGACGAGAATTAATTAAAGAATTTAACTTTAGATATGATATTCCGATGTTAAAAAAACAAGAATGTAACAATTTTTATGCAATACATTGGGTTAGTCACAATGTGCCCAATCTTCCTTACTACTTTGAAACTGAACATACAAAAGAACATTGGACATTTATTATATCAGACGGATCTGTAAAAGATGATATAAAAACGCCCTTCCCACTCATCATGCCGAAGAAATATATTTTAGACGGATTCGATCCGGATGATTTTGACAAAGAAGGAGATGGGCAATCTTTAACAATTCAATCTTATCGTAATTATTATCGAGCCAACAAGTTGAAACAAAATATTCAAAAGTGGACTCGCAGACAAAAGCCTGATTGGTTAATTTAACTATTGAAATCATATTAACTATTTGTTATATTATTAACTGGTAGATATAAGTGGGTAAAATTTGTACAATATTTGATGCAAGGGAATTAAAATGAAGCCATTCGATTTAGAAAAGGCTCTCGCGGGGAAGCCTGTTGTTACACGTGATGGAAATAAGGTTACTCAATTAACTTTATTTAAAACTAGAAGAAAACAGTTTCTTTTTGGAGTGGTTGAATTCGATGATTATTCTAATAATTATGACAATATTATAGTAACGTGGGATATAAATGGTAGATATTATAATCCTTATGATTACATAAAGAGTAATAATGATAATTTTGATCTTTTTATGTATGAAAAAACTAATACTAAGAAAATAAAAATAGCCATCGGAAAATATCCTATGAACGATTATTATACTGTACTGCATGCATATAATGATTCTTTTGAGTATAAAAAGAATTGGATAGTAAAAGAAGTCGAAATCGAGGTTGAATAAAAATGAGAGAAATTAAATTTCGTATTTATGATAAAGAACACTTAGTAATGATTTATTTTAATGGAATATTCAATAAATTACCCACATCAATATTGATTGATCAAATGGTAATGCAATTTACAGGACTTAAGGATAAAAATGGCATAGAAATTTATGAAGGAGACATCATTAGTGTTACAGAATACTTCTCACCAAAATTATTTACCATTAAGTTTGAAGATGGTGCATTTATTCCATTAAATGATATATATCATGGTTGTTGTAATGGATTTAGTGAAGAAACTTTAGAGGTAAAAGGAAACATTTATGAAAATCCAGAATTATTGTTGTTAATTAGGTAATATAAAATATTAGTCAATTTGTTTTATAGGAAATGTATACGAAAACCCTGATTTAATCAAGGATAAATAATGTCTATATACACCATATTTTTGTTAGCTTTTATTGTTAGCTTATTTACTCCTATATTATCAGCAAAAATAATATTAGGTTCTATTGTAGGGATTTTAACGTTTATAATATATGTGGAATGGGAAAAAGATGGAAAGTGAAGCAAGATCAAAAATGGATAGATGAAGCCAAGACAATGAAAAATATTTTTATTATTGAAAAATGGTATAAAGATATTAATAAGTTTAATATATTAAATGAATATTTAACTTATAAAAATATAGAAAATTATATTGATTTTAAAGAATCAGCATCTGCAATAAAAATTATTGTTGATGAATCAAAAGTAAATTGTATTAACAATACTATTAATGCATTTTTTAACCCATTAGAGGTCGGAAGATATTACACATTTTGTGATAATTGTTCTGTTGATTTAGATAAAAATTTAATTGCAGTTAATATATCAAATGTTTTTCCTGAGTTTTATGAAGTTAAATTAATTAATAAAGAAAAATATGAAGCGAATGCTTATATATTGAAGGATAATGAAATATTTGGACTAATAAAATTCAACCCAAAAAGAATAAAAATTTCATCTTCTCCTATTATTATTTGTAATTCCGATAATATAAATAAAAACTTTTAATAAACTAAAAATCCTTATCCTTAATTAAGGATAAGTATTACTTAAAATAATTTATTATCGATAAGTTTTCTTATCGATAGTTAACTATTTCGTGTTTACAGATATTAATTACTTTAACATAACGTAATATTATGAAATACGTTGATTAAATTATAACTGGATGATAATATTTGGCTAATTATTGACTGGTCAAATATTGCTATGAACGAATACGAATTTTTAAAATATTCTGTTGTTGAAATAAAAATAGTGTTATTTTTCATCGTGTTATTTATTTTTTATATTTCATCTAATAAGCTTGTATAATGATTAACCAAATTACAGATATCGAAATAGAAAAATATAAGCTTCAGGGATCTCTCCTTGATTTTACTCAGGTTTTTTATAAGTTAAGAACAGGTAGATTGTTTGAACTCTCAAATCCAATAGGAAGGGAATCTCATTACATAACTATAATGAAGGCGTTAGTGGATGTTTTTGAAGGTAGGACTCAAAATATTATCATAAACGTGCCTCCTCGTTATGGGAAGACAGAAATTTTGATCAATTTTGTTGCATGGTGTCTTTCTATATATCCTGATTGTAATTTTATTTATACAAGTTATTCTCATACATTGGCCAAAAAACAAACACAAACTATTCGACAAATATTACAGCTACCCCCTTATAAAAAAATATTTGGGATAGATTTAAGAGAGGATGTTAGCGCAAAAGATAATTTTGAAACTACTCAAGGTGGATCTGTTTATGCAGTGGGTGCAGCGGGAACTATTGTTGGAATGGGATCTGGCATAAAAGGGGTAGACAGATTTGGAGGCGCATTCATTATGGACGATATGCATAAACCGGATGAAGTCACGTCTGATACGATGAGAGAGGCTGTAATTGATTGGTTTTACAATACTGCTCAAAGTCGTATTAATTCTCCTAAAACTCCGTTTATATTTATCGGTCAAAGATTGCACGAAGATGATCTCCCATCTCATCTTATAAAAAATGGAGATTGGAAAACAATAATAATTCCAGCCATTGATAGCGTAGGAAATGTTCTTCATCCAGAAATGCACTCAAGAGAACAGCTTTTAAAGATGAAAAATGAAAACCCTTACGTATTTTCTGCTCAATATCAGCAAGACCCTCAACCAGCAGGTGGTGGAATATTTAAGCCAGAATGGTTTCCATTACTTGATGAAGATCCTGAAATTTTAGCCACATTTATCACGGTTGATACGGCAGAAACCGATAAAAATTACAATGATGCAACTGCCTTTAGTTTTTTTGGTATTTATAAGATAGTTAATAATTTTGTAGAGAGTGAAGTATATGGACTTCATTGGATAGATTGCTTAGAAATACGTGTAGAACCTAAGGACTTAGAAGCCGAATTTAATCAATTTTATATGAGTTGCATGAAATACCATGTTAAACCTAAATGTGTTGCGATAGAAAAGAAGTCTACTGGTACGACCTTGTTTTCGGTTTTAAATTCATATCAGGGTATAAATGTGGTAGATATTACGCGTACAAAAGCTTCTGGCAATAAAACAGCTAGGTTCCTTGAGATTCAGCCGTATGTGTCGTCTAAACGTATTTCTTTGCCCAAATATGGCTCTCACACCCCTATTTGTCTTGAACATTGCAGAAAGATTACTGCTAATAATTCACACAGATTTGATGACATTTGCGATACATTGTACGACGGAGTAAGATTAGCATTAATCGATCAATATATAGTCAATCAGATTGTTCCTAAGAGCAATAATCCTGTGTTGGCCAAGATGATCATGTCAAATTTTAATCAAGTCATGAAGATAAAGGAAAATCGATATGGCAGAAGTGGCTAAGAAGCACCAGGATAGGATTGGTAAGATAAAAGACGAAATTGAAAAAGCGTGGGAATATTACCGTCCAAATTACGAAAGGTATAGTTTCTTTAGGAAGTTTGTATTTGATAGTACGCTTTCTGAAGATGATATTTCATTGTTACAAGCTCGTAAAATGCCACAAATCGAATTTAATATATGCGAAGCGTATATTTCAAGGTTATTAGGGGAATTTTCAAAACAAGAGCCTTCTATCAGTGTTTCGTCGGATGATGGAGACAAAGTTCCTTTCCAGGTAATGAAAGTGGTAGAAGCGCATATTCGACATATATTATTTGATGGAAATAAGAATGGTGCAGACTACGAAGTGTATCGAGATCAATTAAGTGGCGGTTTTGGTGTGTATAAAGTTTATACTGAATATGCAAATGACCGTAGCTTTAACGTTGTTATTAGGTACAAAAGATGTGATCCGCTTATGTGTGGATTTGATCCTTTGGCTAAAAATCCAACAAAAAATGATGGTAGGTTCTGTTTTGAAATGTATCCTAAGCTTTTTTCAGAACTTAAAGAAGAATACCCGGATATTGTAAAGGATGAATTTAGTTTTTATAGGGATCAAGAAGGATTTAGCTGGTCATATCGTACTCAAAGAAACGATGATATCGTATTGGTTTGTGATTATTATGAAAAAATAAAAAAGAAAGTTAAAATAGTTAAAATTGCTTCTATTGATCCTGAATATAACAATCGTGTTCTCACTGTGGATGAATATAAAGAATTGTTAGAAAAATGGGAATCAATGGGGAAATTAGCTCAAGCACCTGCCATCATTGGTAAACCACGTTGGTCTGAAAAATGCACAATATATCGTTATGTAGTTTGTGAAAATAAAATACTAGAAGTTGAAGAGACTAATTACAAATATTTACCATTAGTTTATGTTCCTGGTAATGACATAATGATTAAGGATAGTACACATGGGTATGTTCAACAAATGACTCGTCCTTATGTGTATCATATGAAAGGTGCTCAACAATTAAAGAATTTTGCAGGTCAAAATCTTGCCAATGAATTAGAGAATATGGTTCAGCACAAATGGATGGCACCTCTTGAGGCTATTCCAAACGAGCAAGAATGGTTGACTGCTTGGACAGAACCTCAACATGCCTCTGTATTTGTTTATAATGCATATAATAACAATGACCCTAATCAACCGTTGCCTCAACCTCGAGAAATCCAACGTCCTGCTATCCCTCAAGAGATTTCACAGACATTTGCGATGATGGATCAGTTATCCCAAAATATTTTAGGGTCTTATGATGCTTCCCTTGGTATAAATAATAATCAATTATCTGGAGTAGCTATTGTCGAAGGAGCTACCCAATCTAATAGTGCAGCTATGCCGTATATAGTTAATAACCTATTAGCCAAACAGCAATTAGCTGAAATATTTGTTGACTTAATTCCTAAGTGTTATGTTACGCCTAGAACTATTCCTATTAGAGGATTGGATGGTAAAAATTATTATGTGAATATTAATGGTAAAAATAGCATTGATTTTAATTATGATGAAAATGCATTACAAGTGAAAGTAGAAGCAGGGGTAAATTTCCAAATTCAAAAAAATAGAGCGTTGCAACAAATTATCTCATTACAGCAGGCTAGCCCACAATTTGCTCAATTTATGAACGAAATGGGATTGGAAGTATTATTAGATAATATAGAGATGCGTGGTAGTGATCAGTTAAAACAAATGGTTTCTGAATGGCAAAAACAACAAGAAGCTAAAAAGAAGCAAGCTATGCAAATGCAACAACAAGCCATGATGAGCAATCCCCAGATGATAAGAGCAAAAATTGAACAACAAAGATTGCAGTTAGATGCTCAGCAGAACCAACAGGAAAATCAATTAAAAGCCGCTCAATTAGGAATTGATAAGCAAGAAGCAGATACTGAGAGAATGAAAGTATTCGGGGAATTAGGCATAAAGTCTGATTCTATTACTATTGAACATGAAAAAACCCAGGCAGAGAATACCCGCTCTTCTGTTGATCTTGCGATGAAAGAGATGGATATGCGTCATAAACATGCGATGGATATTCATCGAGAATCGAATGGAATTCAACATTAATTAAAGGAAATTAAAATGTCTAAATTAACTTCAAAGAAAAGAAAAAAACTCCCAAAATCAGATTTTGGTCTTCCTGGGAAAAGGAAATATCCCATGAATGACAAAAATCATGCCATCAATGCTAAGGCGAGAAC